GACTTTGAAGCGTTTGGTATGCGTCCTCAAGACTACCCGAAACAGGTCTATGACAACCCAGACCAAGTGGGTAGTTTTATTGGTGGCAAAACTTTGGTGATGGCACCGGGTGAAGAAATTAAATCCATCGAGTCCGCAAGACCTAACAGCACCTTCACTGGCTTTATTGAACACTTGCAACGTGACTCGACAATGGGTGTCCTTCCTTACGAGTTTGTTGTTGAGCCAAACAAGGCTGGGTCTGCTATGCGTTTAGTCGTAGCCAAGGCTGGGCGTGTATTTGACGCACGTCAGCACGTGCTTATGTCGCGACTTCTAACACCAACGTGGGGTTACGTTATTGCCAATGCCGTTGCCAACGGTGATTTACCAGCAAATGACAATTGGCACAGAGTCAATTGGGTGACGCCTAAAAAAGTTACAGTGGACGCTGGCAAAGAAGAAGCGTCAACCTTTAAGGCTATTCAGTTAGGGCTTAAGTCCTTCTCAGAATACCACGCAGAGAACGGAAACGACTCACGTGATCACGACCTTCGTCGTGCAGCTGACATTCGTCATAAGATGGACATTTCTGAACAATTAAACGTTCCGTTCTGGACGATGTATAAGCCAGAGAATACTCCAACCGCTGACTTAGTCGCGACACCTCAAGACGGTGAGCCAATTGACGACAGCCAGATACCTTTGAACGAAGGTAATGACCCCCTTTAATTTTACATACAATGCGACATCTAAAGAAAGACTTTAAGTCTAACCGCCCACTTCTCATTCAACGTGATCAAGCCTCAGAATACCTTTCTAGAGTTGATAACGTAGAAATACCTTTAACCGCTAAGGCTTCCGATATGGAAGAAATGTTGGCGTCAATCTTTGGTGGCGTTCCTACTCTTCAAAAGTTCCCACCTTTTGCAGTCGTTCCGGTCAAGGGCGTTATTGGTAAAAACTTAACCACATTAGAAATAATGTGCGGTTGCTGTGACCTTAATGCAGTGGAAGAAATGTTAGAGGACTGCGAGCGTGACAGCACAATCACCACAATCATTCTTTCCATCGACTCACCGGGTGGCGTCTCAGTCGGAGTTCCTGAACTCGCAGAAAAAGTTAAAAACTACTCTAAGAAGACAATTGCGTTTACTGAAAGCGAAGCCTGTTCAGCTGCTTACTGGATTGGTAGCCAAGCCAGTGAGTTCTACGCGACTCCGTCCAGCACTGTTGGTAGCGTGGGCGTATATATTGCTTACCTAGACGCTTCTAAGGCTTACAGCAACGAAGGCTACAGCGTGGAAGTAATTAAATCTGGTTTATATAAGGGTGCTGGTATCGAAGGTACTTCACTTGATGAAAATCAGAAGAAGATGTTGCAGGAAGAAGTCGTAGAAATTCACAACGACTTTAAAGCAGCTGTGAAGTCTGTTCGTGAGTTTGTTGAGGACTCTGCACTAGAGGGTCAGTGCTTCTCTGGTAAAAAAGGTGCAGTGGCTGGTTTAGTCACTGGACTCGTCAATGGATTTGACGAACTTATGGAAAGTTTAAACCCTGGAGTTGCAGAACAAATGGAAGCGGACGAAGAAAACGACGCACTTGAAGAAGAAGCAGAAGAAGGTGCGCACCCAGAGAAAGAGATGTCTAAAAAATTAACCGCCTCGGCACGTGCTTTGGCTGGTATCAAATTAACTGACGAGAAACCAGCAGTTGGTAAGGACGATGAGGACGAAAAGGGCTACCCAGCCCAGCCAGAAGATGACTCTAGTCGCAAAGTCGTTCCTAAGATGGACGAAGAAGAAGAAAAGAAACCAGAAGAAGACAAGTGCCCAGAGTGTGGTCGTCCGCACGAAAAGAAACCAGACGCCAAGGCTGACGAATGTGATCCAGATGACCCAGACTATGACCCAGAAAACCCAGACTGTGAACCAGAAAAGGAAGAGTCCGCAGAGGCTAAAGAAAAGGCAGAAGAAGAAAACGACACCGGGAAGAAGCCAATCGACACTGACGAAAAGCACGACCGCAGTGGAACTAACCGCCACCGATAAGTCGCGACTTATTTGACACGTTCGCCAGATTAAGTATGACGCTTGAACAATCACTTAAGGCTCTTAAGGACGCTTTCACAGGCAAGTCCGCAGAGGCTCAAACCCTTTCAGCAGACCTAGAGCAAGCCAAGGCTGTTAACGCAGACCTTACTGCCAAACTAGCCTCTTTAGAAATTGAAGCCAGCAAGGTTGCAGAACTCACAGCTGCGGTTGCCGACATCACTGCTAAATACGAAGAAAGCGAAAAACTTAAAAAGTCCGCTGTCGCACAAATTGAAAGCGTAGGTAAAAAGTCCGCTTCTATTGTCGCCTCACTTGGTGCTTCACCTGTCGAGATTAGCCCTAACGAGATCACTCCTAAATCTAACTCAGAAATCTGGGAGTCTTACGTTGCAGAAAAAGACCCTGCAAAGAAACAAGCGTTTTATAACGCCAATCGTGTAGCGATTATTGCGCACCTTGGTATCAAATAACTTTTTTACTCATACCCTAAAAACACAATATGTCTAACTCCGTATTAAATCAAGGCTTAGCCCCACAGTTCGTTGCAGCTGAAACGCTTCGCACCTTGACCCCAATCCTTGCACCGCTTTCTAAGATTGCAGTAACCGACTTCGGTTCTTATGTCGCAGAAAAAGGTCAAGTCGTCCACACTCGCTTTGCAAATAAGTTCACTGCCAGCGACTACGTAGCAGCTGACGGTTTCGTTGCAGCTGACGCTACTTCAACTGACGTTGCGATCACACTTGGTGACCACCGTTACGTGATGACCAGTTTCACCGATACCGAAGTAGCCACCATTTCTTTGGAAATGTTACGTCGCGTGTTTATCGCACCTATGAGTAATGCAGTTGTTAAGAGTCTTTTTGACGATGTCGTCAACAGCACCATCACTGCTAACTATGCCACCGCAGCTTACTCCGGTGCTAAGGCAGATTTCAATCGTGTTGCTATTGCTAACGTTGCAACCTCACTCACTAAAGCCAACCTTCCTTTCGATGGTCGTGCTTTACTCTTAAGCCCAGACGCTTTTGGACAACTCTTACAAGACCCCAGCGTTGCTCAATACCTCTCAATCGGAGACACCTCAGTTATCCGTGACGGAAAAGTTGGTCGCTTGCACGGTCTCGACATCTACGAGTATAACGGTTTCCCAACCTCTGGCACTGCTTACAGTCAAGGTCTTAACGGTATTGCGTCCGCACGTGAAGGTCACGTTGTGGTGACACGTACAGTAGCTGCACCTACTACCGGCGGTGGTGAACAAATCAACGTAACCGACCCAGACTCGAACTTCACGTTTGCTCTGCGTATGTGGTACGATTGGACAAAAGGTAAGTCGAACTTGTCGGCTTCTTGGATCACTGGTCACGCAGTTGGTAATCCTGCTGGTGCTCAGCGTATTGCTTTCACTTCCTAATCTAGATTAAATAACAGGAAGCAAGACCTCACTAGGGCAACTTAGTGGGGTCTTTTGTTTTAGCACGCTATTTGACCCACCTAGGAGGCTCTCAGAGGCGTTTTGATAGCCTAGCCCTAGGCTTCTATTGACTGGGTCGCCAGAGTAAATGGCAATACAAGACGAGTGGGCGTCAGACGCCTCAGAAATACTGGCAGAGATACCCAAGTCTGTGACCGTCCGCAGAGGCTCTGGTGCAGCTGTGAGTTTTAACGTCCTAATGTCGCCACCTATGGTTTCCCAAGACTTAGAGACTGGTGGGTTTATGTCTTCCACTTCTTATGACGTCAAGTTTCTCAAGTCACAATTAAGTGCGCACCCAGACTCAGTGAAGTTCGGTAATTTAATCCACTTTAATGGAGCGGACTATCGTATTGTGGCAATTAACGACAGACCGCCTTCCGCTTGGGTGATCGTGCGAGTCCAGTCCAAGGGTGAGCCAGCGTAATGGGCTATACAGCACTAAAAGGCGTTGAGGTTGATACCTCTCTGCTTTCTAAGCACCTGCAAGACTACTCCCGATTGTTAGGCAAAGAATTAAGTGTTGTTATTCAAAATCAAGCTGCACTGTTCTGCAAAGATATGTGCAAATACTCTCCACCCTTTGCTGGCAAGTCACCCGGAACTGGACTGAGTGGTGAGGCAAAGAAAGTACAGGAGGAAATTATACGTGTTCAAATTAACTCTATCTTTAAACCTTTGGACAAAGCCAACCCTAGTCAGGTCGCCTTCCTGGGTTCTGAGTCAGTTTATAAAGAATGGATCACGTTCCACAAAGGCTCTAGTGGAGATGGTGATTTCTTTTCTAGAAACCCAAGGCACTTTACTTGGCAAGTGTTTGAAAACAATTTCGCCAGACAAAGAGGCGGTTCTAAATTACTTACGACTCAACAGCAAATGGAGAACGTCCACTCTGGGCTTAGATATAAAGGCTACGGAGGTTTAAAAAGAAGTGTCGCGACAACTAGAGGCAAGTGGCGTGAGTCTAAATTGTGCTTCATTGTCCAAGACCAAAAGTTAATAAACAATTACATAGCCAGTAAAGTTAAGAACATTGGCTACCAGAAGTCTGGCTACTTCTTTTCTGCCCAGCAAATTGGAGACAAGAAAGTGTCCTTTCCAGCGTGGGTTAAAAAGGCTTCTGCACAAACCCAAGCCATTGGTGAAAACAGCCTAAGCAATTCAATCGCACCTTCCGTCACCGTTGGAAACAAAATCGGTATGGTGGTTGACCCTAGGTATAAGTGGGTGTTAAATCTCAGAGCAAATAAGATGAGAAACCAAATGGCAGCTTACGTGCGTTCCCAGAAAGGCGTACTCGCCAAGGCAATTGCTAAAGGAAAACTCTTAGGCACTCCGCACCTTTTCACAGACGACTAATTTATGACTACCCTATACGGCATACGCACAATTGCAGAGCAGTCTGTCCTAGACTGGTTCACGACTAATTCAGCTGCACTTCCCGGTGTTCAAATTGTGAAAGGACAAACCGCAGACATTCGGTCTGTCCCTATTATAATTTTACACGCTGAGTCTGCCCAAGCCCACAGAGACTT